GAGGGCCGCACGAACCTGAACCTTGCGATGCTCGAAGGCAGCAAGACAGGCAAGGCCGCCGAGGCGGACATAATGATATTGATAGGCCGCTACGGTCTGATCGAGGGCGCGCAGGAAAACGATCCGAGGCGCGTGCTCAACGTGGCGAAGAATAAAATTAGCGGCTGGCACGGACAGATACACTGCGTCATTGATGGACGCATAGGGAGGTACGATGACTAGAAGGTTTGTTCTTGATGTAGAAACAATGGTCGAGTTCCTGGGCGGCAGGGCCGTCGATGGCCGGTCACAGAACCCGCATAACTCGATGGTCGCGCTGGGGCTACAAGACATAGATACCAAAGAGATATGGTATGTCCCTGTAAATCACTTAAATAAGCCTGCCGACCCTGACGGGTTTAATGAAGTGAAAAGGCTGGTAGAGGAAGAGGCCAGCCTGCTCGTTATGCACAATGCACAGTTCGACCTGCAATGGATATGGGCGGTCGGCATCGATTACCATGGCGATATCCATGACACCATGGTGGGTGAGTATCTGCTGGCGCGCGGCCGCCGCATGCCTATGTCGTTAGCCGCGTCATGTGAAAGGCGTAATCTAAGTGAACAAAAGTCCGACGCTACCAAGGAGTATTTCAACAAGGGCGTTGGTTACGAGGCCATGCCCTGGGAAGTTGTCGAGGAATATGGCAAGCAAGACCTGCGCGCTACAACGGACCTGTACCTTGCGCAACTAGCTGACTATATGGGTGAACCCCTGCACAGGACGCTTCTGCTTACATGTAAATTCACGATGTGTCTCGCGGAAATGTGCTACGCAGGAATGCGAATTGACGCAGGCACATTGCTGCGGGTCGAGCGCGAGTTCCGCGAAGAGAAGGCCGTGCTCGAACAAGACCTGCGCGAGATCGTCAGCCATGTCATGGGCGACATGCCGTACAACCTAGCGTCACCCGAGCAGCTAAGTCAGATCCTGTATAGCCGGCGGCCCAAGTCTAAGCAGGAGCACGCCAGGTTTTTTCAATTAGATAGGCCGTTTCGCCCCAAGATGTCGGAGAGCAAGTACAAACAATACCTGCGCAAGCAATGCGAGCCGGTGTATCGCACGTTCGCAGTCCACTGCACGGCTTGTGATGGGACCGGCAAGGTATTTAAGACCCGCAAGGACGGCACAAAGTACAAGCGAGGGCAGACGTGCGCAGAGTGCGGCGGCGTAGGCACCCGCTACCAAGCGACCCCGACACTGGCAGGGTTTAAAATCAACCCGCCCAACAGCCAGTGGGCCACCGCCGGCGGGTTCAGCACGGACAAAAACCGCCTGCAATCCTTAGCCCGACAGCTAGAGAGCGTGATGCAGGCGCGCCCAAACATGAAGTTTGAGGAGGCGTTGTCCTTCATCAAAAAGGTAGAGAGGCTCGGTGCACTCGACACTTATCTAAGTAGTTTTGTCGAGGGCATCCACAAACGCATGCTCGACGGCTATCTTTACGCGGAGTTCAACCAGTGCCGCACAGCGACCGGCAGGCTATCGTCATCGAGCCCCAATTTACAGAACATGCCGAGAGCGGGCACCTTCCCTGTGAAGAAAGCATTTGTGTCCCGCTTTCCCGAGGGTCAGCTAATCGAGTTTGACTTCGCCCAGCTAGAGTTCCGCGTCGCGGCGCACCTGGCACAGGATGAGACTGCGAAACACGAGATCCTTACCGGGTTCGATGTACACCAGTACACCGCTGATTACCTGACCACGAACGGGCAGCCAACCACGAGGCAGGAGGCTAAGTCGCGGACGTTCGCGCCACTGTACGGCAGCGTGAGCGGCACACCGGCAGAGCGTGCGTACAACACGCACTTCGTGGACAAGTACGAAGGGATACGGCGCTGGCATGGCGCACTGCAAGACGAAGCAATCCGGACTAAACTAATTAAATTACCGACAGGCAGAGAGTTCGCGTTCCCTGATGCCAAGCGCACGCCGTCAGGCGGTGCATCCGGGTCCACGAAAATCAAGAACTATCCCTGCCAGTCAGTGGCTACGGCCTGCTTCGTGCCCGCCTGCCTCATCCACTTGCGTGACGCGCTGCGCGCAGACAACAGGCGCGCGCTGATTATCAACACCGTTCACGATAGCGTGTTGCTTGACGTGCCGCCGGACGAGGTAATTGAGATCACGCTGCTGCTGGACGAGCTATTAAGCCCGGAAAACATCGAGCGCCTCATAAAAACGACGTTCGATATAGACCTGTATGTCCCTCTTTTGATTGAACAAAAGGTTGGAAATAACTGGCTAGACATGCACTGACAAGTCGCTGCGACAACCTTACACATTTGCCCTCGCACGAAATAGGTTACCGTCCATTAAATCAGTTGACTTTGGATGCGATCTGAATATAACTATCGCAACTTGAGCACGAAACCTTTTCCAAGGGGGAAACAATGACAGCGCTAGTGCTACCCAACGACGCTGAAGCTCAGTACCTGCAATCGATTGCAGACCAGTTCGCTGCCGAGGACATGGCACGGGATGTTATCCCACGTGTACGGATCTTGCGAGACAACGTGAAGAACGGCACAGATTTAATTGCTTTAGCTGGTGAGTTTAGTATCGACGATCCACTTGCTGGTAAGATCTACGCACCGTCTATATCGTTGCGGCTCTATCAACAATACTTCAGATACAAGCGGTATGACGCAGATGCGGTGCGGCGCAACAAGGACGGCGACACAGTTAAGGGTAGCTACACGCACTCGATCCTCATCAAATCGTTGCAAGACGAAGCGCCGTCAGACGATGGCAAATACCAGTGCGGACGGCCCGTCGGCTACATTCGCAACTGGAAAGAGTTGCCGAAGGACGAGCAAGAGTTTATCAAATCGTGTCGCCAAATGGCGATCTTCTTTGGCGAGGTCCGCATTGAGGGCAAAGACCAGACCGGTAGCAGCGTCAGTATGCAACTCCCCGTTGAGATGGAGCTATCGAACAAGACTTCTGGTCGCACGCTGGTCAACTTCTACAGAGAGCTGTGGAACTCGAAGCGGGTCTCGCCAAACTCTGTTAGCGTCACGTTGCTGCCGTTTGAAGTGAAGGGCGGTGTTACGTTTTACGACTTGTCGTGCAAGATCGAAGAGGGTGTGCAGCATCAGTTTGACGACGATGCCATCGCCTTGATGCAACGCTTCACGGATTACGTGGGCGGCATCAATAGCAAGGTGATGGAGAAGCATAAGTCTGCCATGCTCGACGCGGAGGACAACGTCGTCGATGAGTATCTTGAACTCGAAGTAGATGACGAGTAGATCGCGTGGAACCTAACCTCGCGCGGGTCGTGCTGTGGTTGCAACGCAACCTGCGTGGCGACACCGAGATGTCCGACGAAACTATTGACGTAGTTTTAGAAGACATGCGCGCCGCTCTGCGCAAGCAGTTTGTTGAGAAACGCGATAACAAATTTAAGGTGCGCCCGAGTAACATTGGGCGCCCACTCTGCCAACTACAGATGGAGAAGGCAGGCGCACCCAGTATCGACCCGGACTACAACTTCCTGATGCGCATGGTCCTTGGTGACATCGTAGAGGCCGTGCTGAAGGGCGTGATACGTGAGGCTGGCGTTCCTAACTACGAGAGCAGCGGGCGGGTCACGGCTGATGTCGCCGGCGAGCAAATCAACGGTGAGTACGACCTGAAGATCGACGGCAAGGTCTACGATGTTAAATCGTGCAGCGATTGGGCCTTCAAGAAAAAGTTTGAATCGTGGGGCGCGCTCAAGGAAGACGACGCGTTTGGGTATGTAGATCAATTACATGTCTACGCGAAGGGCCACGACAACCTACCGGGCGGCATCTGGGCCGTGAACATTGCGACTGGTCAAATCAATCTGATCGAGGCGCTTGACACAGACGTTACCCAAGAGCGCCGGCTACAAGACCTCAAAAATAAAATAGATAAATTAAAATCCGATGCCCCGTTTGAGCGTTGTTTCGAGGATGTCGAGGAGACATTCAACAAAGCGCTCACCGGCAATCGCAAGCTAGGCGTCACGTGCTCGTGGTGTAAGTACCGGTTTGAGTGTTGGCCTACGCTGCAAGAGCGCGAGTCTGTGTTTTCCAAGGCGAAGAGCAAGCCGATGGTGAGCTACACAGAACTCAATAATATACCAGAGCAGGAGAAAGCATATGCATGACGAGGAACAAGACTACGATTACATGCCGGGTACGACTATCCCGTTGCAGGAACGCTCTGACGAAGCCATCGATAGGATGTTAACCGACGCTCTTAATGACGTAAAACAATTATCGATGGAGCGTAGTAAACGTATACAGATTAAATTAGCCAAGCAAACTGCGAAGGCCGTCGATATGTTTACAGAGTATCAAGAGTCCATGGCTGACTTGAATCCGTTGAAACTGCGCAGCGGTGACAAGCTCTAATTATCAATTAAAAAAAGGCTACCGAAGTGGCCTAGAAGGTAGGGTGGCGAAAGAGCTAATCGACGCCGGTGTCGCCGGTGCATACGAGGCTCTCAAAATACCTTACATACAGCCCGCGAAAGATCGGGTGTACACGCCCGACTTCGTACTCCCCAACGGCGTGATCGTCGAAACAAAAGGTATCTTCACTGTCGAGGATAGGCAGAAGCACCTCTGGGTGCGCGACTGTCATCCCGAGTTGGATATCCGTTTTGTATTTTACAACTCCCGACAGAAGATCCGCAAAGGCAGCAAGACCACATATGCTATGTGGTGCGACGCTAATTCATTTAGATATGCGGATTACAGTATTCCAGCGGCCTGGATTGCCGAGGAAAAAATCAATGACGCGTATGAAGAATTTTTTAAGCCTGCAAGCAAATCAACTCGCAGTTCTAATTCAAGTAGAAGAGGACGAAAAAAACGGTGACATCAGCTTCTCGGTGATGCCGGTGGAATCCGACGTGTTGGATGTGTCAGATCCAACCAAGCATTTTCTACGTGATTTAGTGCGAGCTATGTGCGCCGTATCGAGCATGCCCGAGGACCAGATCATGGCAATGGTGGCTGCGTACTTCGAGCACTTTCAAGATTTCTCTGACGACTTTGACGACGAGAATGTCATCCCCTTTCCCACCAAGCACTGAGGACGCTATGAAAAAATCTGAGTTGATACTCGAAGAGGCCATCTCGCTAATTAGCAATGACCGGCACAACGACCACGGGCCAGCCGACAAATCGTTCGAGCGCATCGCCAAGTTCTGGTCGCTGATCTTGGACACGCAGGTGCAACCGCATCAAGTTGCGCAATGCATGATCGCGTTGAAGCTGTCTCGTATTAATCATACTAGTGTGAATAACGACAACTGGATCGACATTGCAGGCTACGCGGCGCTCGGCGGAGAGATCGCCCAGCACTTCGAGGTGGTGTCTACCGCTATGGGCATAGACGATTTTCTGACACAGGCGCGTGCGCCGAACGAATTTTTTGACGAACAACTTGATATGTTTCAGGAGTATCCACTAGACGAAAACATCTTTGTTACAAGTAGCAGCGACATCTTCGACTTTGATTCGCTGCCCGATATCGACTGTAAGTCCGACAGCCCCAAAGTGGACAACAGTCTATTTTTCTGGGGCGGACCAATCAATGCCAAGGATTAACTTTAAAGTAGGACTAACTATCGACCCAGACTTTTATGTCACACCGGTCGATGACGACATCGAAGAAGAACTAATAGACATGATACAAGACCTGCTCTACGAGGTAGACGGCGTTCTCGATATCAGCGTTAGTCGAATGAAAGGCAAAGGACGGGGGAGCGCTTGATGGCCTGGAAATCAAATTTAAATCCACAGTTCCGCAGCAAGTTTTCGGAAGATATTTTTAATTTAAAATATAAACACGAGGGTGCAGAGACTTGGTCTGTGCTCGCGAAGTTGCTTGTCAAAGATGTTTGCGGTGACCTTCGCACTGGCGAATATAAGATGATGTCAAACGACGAACTCGGCCGGCTCGAAAACTATATTAACGAATTGAAGTTTGTGCCTGGCGGCAGGTATCTTTATTACGCCGGTCGTAAAAACCGTTACTACAACAACTGTTTTTTGCTGAAGGCAGAAGAAGATACACGCGAAGATTGGGCTGCGCTGGCGTGGCGGGCCGAGTCTTGCCTGATGACGGGCGGCGGTATTGGTGTAGATTACAGCGTCTATCGCGCTGCCGGTGCTCCGTTGAAAGGGACGGGTGGCACAGCGTCGGGCCCGATCCCTGCAATGAAGTTAATTAACAGTATCGGTGCCAACGTCATGCAAGGCGGCTCGCGGCGCTCCGCTATCTACGCGAGTTTAAACTGGCAGCATGGTGACATCCCTGCTTTTCTACGTGCAAAAGACTGGGACAGTATGCCGGTCGGCAACACCGGCCAGACCTTGAAGGACATCAAGGAAGCGGACTTCAACTTCCCGGCGCCGCTCGACATGACCAATATCAGCGTGAACTACGACACTGATTGGCTGATGCAGTATTGGAAGACGGGCGACGTTGGCGATGTGTTTAGGCAGAATGTGCGTCAAGCGCTGCGCACAGCGGAGCCAGGGTTTTCGTTTAACTTCTTTGACAAGGAAAACGAAACGCTCCGCAACGCATGCACTGAAGTTACATCAGAGCTAGATAGCGACGTGTGTAACCTGGCCTCAATTAACATGGGCCGCGTTCAATCATTAGAAGAGTTCTCAGATATCGTAGAACTGGGCACAAAGTTTCTGATCTGCGGCACCCTGCGAGCGCACCTTCCGTATCAAAAAGTATACGACGTGCGGGAGGCGACCAGGCGGCTGGGCCTCGGGCTGATGGGCATGCACGAATGGCTCATCAAAAACGGCCACCGCTACGAGTGTGTGCCTGAGTTGCACAAGTGGCTAGAGATCTACCGTGGCGTGAGCGATAAAACATCACGTGAGTTTGCGGACTCCCTGTCGATCTCGCGGCCCGTGGCCAACCGGGCAATCGCACCGACGGGCTCCATCGGTATCCTCGCCGGCACCACCACCGGTGTCGAGCCGCTGTTCGCTGTGGCGTACAAGCGACGGTATTTGACGGGTGGCACCCGCTGGAAATACCAGTATGTCGTAGACAGCGCCGCGCAAGAACTAATTGACATGTACGGTATCGAGCCCGAGAGTATCGAAAGCGCTCTGGATCTGGCCGAAAACTACGAGAGGCGCATGGCGTTCCAGGCAGATGTGCAAGACTACGTGGATATGTCCATCAGTTCGACCATCAACCTGCCATCGTGGGGGAGCAAGCTAAACAATGAAGACACAGTTGACAGTTTTGCTGACACGTTGGCTCGCTATGCACCCAGACTACGTGGCTTTACCTGTTATCCCGACGGCGCACGTGGTGGCCAGCCACTTTCTGTAGTCCCGTACAGCGAGGCAGTAGATCGCCTCGGCACGGAGTTCGACGAGCACATCGAGACGCATGACATCTGCGAGATCTCTGGGCAGGGAGGCAGTTGTGGCGTTTGATAAAGTAAAAAAGAAAAAGGGCAAATGGCGCAAGCCTGATGCCTGGCGCTGTCCGAACGGCATGGCCTACCAAGAGGGGCTAAATGCTTTCTGGGCCAACCGCACGTGCCCGTTCGAGCCGCACACGATGGAGCATCGAGAGTGGCAGCGCGGGTTTGATGCCAGCTACTTTCGTAACCGCGCCGGCTTGCGATGAAAGCAGGCATGAAAGAACAGATCACCGGTTATCTAGG